GGCTGTTACCTCGGCTGTGTCGGTTGACTCGGGAAAATCGACGCTGTTCAGCGTGTCGCTGATGGTCCGTTCGGTGCCGCTGGTGTCGTCGATCTTGAAGACAGCGGACTTGCCGGTGGTGAATGTGGGCATGGTTCGCTCCTCCTAGAAGCGTGCGAAGCTCACCATGAAGGTGATGCTTCCGGATGAGCCTGCGGTAGACGCCGTGACGCGCAGGTACTGGTTAACGGTGCCGGTCACGGCCGACAGTTGAGAAGTAATGGTCGAAGCACCGACGTCGGTGAACGTCACGAGATCGACCCAGGCGGCGTCGTCCGCCGAGTGCTGGACCTTGATCGTGGTCGCGCCGTCAACGGTGTTGGTCGGGACGTGGAGCAGAGCCGCGCCGCCGTTGGTGCTGCTGGCCCCGTTGTTGACGGAAGCAAGCGCACCGAGCGAGCCGTGCGCGATAGATGCGCCCGTGGTGAGCTGCACAGCAGAAGCCACGCCGAAGTCGACGTTGTTGGCTGGGTCAGCAGAGCATTGGAAGTCGGCGGTGAGTGAGTTCACGTCAGCGACCGGAGTGGCCATTGTGTAGCTGGTCTCGTTCGCGCGGGCGATGATCGCCCGGTTGCCGATCGTGCCGCCCTCGATCGCGACGGTCAGGACCGGGTGGGTCGCCGAACCGAGGATCGCCTCAAACTCTTTGTCGGAAGTACCTGCGGTGTTGGTCGCGTCGATCAGACCAGCGAATGAGAGCGTGCCGGATGCCTGCGATGCGATGAACGCTCGACTCGACGCGCCGTAGGAGGTTGTCTCTGCGGTGTCCTGCGTGTGGGTGACGTCAGTTGAGTTCAGGTAGGCGCTCATGTCGAACTCGTCTAGATAGACCTTTGAGCCCTTGCCGTGCTGGAACGTCGGCATCTGTTACTCCTCCTCGTCAGCCGGTGCGGCTGCGGTCTTGCCGGCCGGGGCGAGGTAGCCGTCGTCGACGAGCCACTTGACGTCCTTCGCTGGAGCGTCGAGGTTGTCGCCGGGTTCGTAGCGCTTGTCGCCGATGTCGATGCCGGCGTCGCCGCTCAGGCCTCCGGTGACTCTGTAGCGTGGCATTCAGCCTCCCTGGACATGGGTGTCCCCCGTCAGGGAGGCCACCGGGGCACAAGGCGACTGAGCGCACTATCGAGGAGTGTAGGTGCGCTGCGGCGTCCTCGCCATAGAGACTTAGTCGGGCCGGTTCACCTTCCGGCATCGCGGGCACATGATCCGAAACGGCGCGTTCACCAACTCAGCGAGGAGCTTGCCGCACTCCGAGCATCGCAGCTCGGCAGGCCATCTCGACTCGACGTCGTCGGCGTATGGGTCAGGAGACCTCACGGGTCACGAGGAAGTTGACGACGTGCAACATGCGGTCCTGGTCGTCACGGTCGAGAGCGAACGGCGACTGCACGGGGTCAGCCATGAGGTACCGGGTGGAGTTGATCGTTTCGTTGTCGATCAGGCAGAGCGCCAGCCAGACGTCGGTGCAGAGCGCCTCCGACGTCGAGTACGCCGCAGCGCGTGTAATCACTTGGAGGCCGCGGGTCTCGACGGGCGGGGCGGAGTTCGTGCCGAACACCAGCTCCGGTGCGGTGCCGCCGGTCTCGTACAGAGCGACGAGCGTGTCCGGGGTGTCGGGGCGGCGACCGAGGAACAGGTTCGTGCCGAGGGTGAGCGACTCGGCCGGGATCGAAGCAGCGGCCAGGTGGGTGCCGATGTCGTCGAGGAACGCCATCAGCGGATGCCCTTCGATGCAGCTACAGCTTTGGCGATGATCTTCTCGGCTCGCTTGCCGATCTGGCGTGACGGGAACTCTAGGTACTTGGGGCCGCGACCTTGGCCGGGTGCGACAGGACTTCCGCCCTTCGACTTCGGCGGGTGGCTGAGAGTTGCGTCTTCGTGCTGGACGAGTGCGTAGGCAGCAGCGGGTCCGCCGTACGAGATCTCACCGGTGATCGTCTTGCCACGCGTCTTGACGCTTGTGGTCTGCGATCGGGACAGGGTGCCGGTGTCGAACGGGACCAGCTCGTCGGCACGTGCACCGATCTCCAGAAGGATCTGACCGACCCCGAGCTTCACGCCTCGCTCGACTGCTCGCCTCACGCGATCGGACTCGTCGCCGAAGTCGGAGGTCACCCGGCTCATCGTGCGGTCCTCCCGACATAGACGACCTGCCCAACCTGACCGAGCGGGTCAGCGAGCGTCTCGACCGCGACGATCGGACGCGTGCCAGAGACGGGTGCGGGCAGGGTGATCTGGTCGCCGGTGTTGATCGTGAGGGTGCGGTCGGGGATGTAGACCTTGTATTCCACTGTGACGTCAGCGTTCACCCCGGCCGGTTGGTCCAGGGTGCGTTCTATGTAACAGTCGTAGGTAGTTGCGTCGCCGGTAAACGTCGCCTCGCCGTAGTTGTTCAGCGTCGACGAGGTGCGCGTGTCGACGGTCTGCGGCGTCATGTTGACCCGGAGCGCCGTGGCGAACACGTCGGACGAGGCAGCGCCGGTCACAGTTTCAGGTCGTTGTCGTCGCCGGCGTCAGCCCTAGCTGGACCCGCGCCGTAATCGGTCGTGTTAGCGAACTGGGCAGTCGTGAAGAACGGATCAACCCGGTCAGCGTTGTCGCGGTCAATGTCCTTGTCGCTGACGCTGATACCGCCAGCGTAAGGGACCGGCACGAGGTTCTCGCGCCCTGCAAGGATGCGAAGCTGCTCAGCTTGGGTACGAGCGTTGTCGGCCTTCTGCGACAGATCGACACGCATGTCGCCGATCGCCTGATTGGCGAGGCGGGAGAACTTCGAGGCGATCGCCAGCATCACCCGGTAGGCGACGGTGTAGAGGTCCGTCGTCGCTGTGTCGCTGCCGGTGACCTGCGAGTTCGTCCACGCGATCTCCTCGTCGGACACGAGCTGGTCGTTCGTGTCGGTATCGCCGACAAGGAACCGGATCGAGTCGCGTGCGTTCGTTGCCGGATCGCCGGAGTAGGTCCACGTCATGCGGTCATCCTACGCCACGACGCCGGACGCGTCAGCAGAGACGCGCAACAGCCCGCCCGGAAAGGAGAACAAAAACCGGGCGGGCTGTTGGTGTTGGGTGTGGGAACTACCCGAAGCGTCAGGCGACGCAGTTCGAGAAGAAGTACCCAAGAGCGCTCGAGACAACCTTCATGTCCCAGGCGGACTGAATCTCCAAGCGGTCAGCGCGGAGGTGGTCCATGCGGAACCGGCTGACGCTCGTCGAGGTGCCGATGCCGCCGGAGTTGGCGAGGCCGGTCCAGGTGAAGTTGTACCCGGCCGACGGCTGCATGAGGCCGGCGCTCGCAGGGACGTAGGCGAGAAGCATGTCCTTGTCGCCGACCTGCGAGTACGACGCGGTCGCGCCCTCGTCAGCGGTGTTCACGATGGAACCCATGACGTGAAGCTCGTCGAGGCCAAGCACGCGGGCGATGAGGTCCGTGGTCATGGACTCGCTGGTCGTGTACTTGTAACGCTCAACGATGTCGGTGTGGTTCTTCAGGATGCTGAAGACTGCGTAGGAGCAGACGCCGACGTTCGGGCGGTAGCCGGTGTTCGTGAGGACAGTGTTGATACCGGCCTGCACGTCGCCGATCGGGTCCGAACCGGACGCCGACCAGAGGGTCGACGGGGTGCTGTCGGTGTCCCAGATCGAGGTGCCGAAGTAGTTGGTCGCCCAGTCGCGTTCCTGACGGATCAGCATCTGCTGAGCCAGGAAGCGGGTCGCGTCCTGGTCCATGTTGAGCGGAGCGTCAGCGTTGGCGCGGGTCTGGTCGCCAATGTCCTTGTGGAGCGCCCACACGTCAGCCGAGTAGCTGTCGGTCGAGAGACCGTAGCCCGAACCGGCCGACTCGGTGCCGTCTGCGCGGTACTGGACCTCGTCGCGGAAGAAATCGGCCTGTGTGTAGGTGAAGAACTTGTCGGACTGCTTGCTCACCGGGACGGACGGGAACACCTTGCCGGCGACGAAATGCTCCGCCTCCTGCATGTACGCGACCGAGATGCCGGTGAGGATTGCGTCGACGTGGACGTCGGATTGAGTTGGCTGAGGCATCAGGCGGCCCTCCCGTTACTGATGTTGATGAGCGCAGTCTGGAGCGTGCCAGCCGCACCGGCCGTGATGGCCTGTCCTGCGTTGTAGACGGTGGTTTCGGTGCCCTGGACGACCGGCTGTGCCTGGCCGTCAGCAGAGGTGCCGATGATGTCACCCGCGGCAAGAGTCGCGTCAGCGGAAACCTTCGAGAGACCGAAGATGCAAATCTCAGCGCTTTCGCCGGAGGCCGGGGTGTTCTGGAGGACGCCGATCGGGACGTCGGTGACGGCGGAGCAGACGTTGACGGTGGACTCGCTTGCGAGCTTCACGAAGTAGTACTGCTTGCCGGAGAGGTCAGCGGCAGCGGTGAGCGTGCCGATGTTGATCTGCGGGGACTCGTATGCCATGAGTCTCAGCCCTTCCCGCCGACATATTCGGCGTAGAGGTCGGGACGATCGGCAGCCACGGCCGCCATCGCCTGATGGATGTTCTTCGCCTTGCCCTCGGCGACGAGGCCCTTGGCGAGAGTTTCGATGGTGGACAGGGCGTCGCCGTCGCCGGGAGCGTCGGTGCCGAGTTCCTTCGTGACGTCCGCCTCGGCGAACGCGATCTGGCAAGCATCGAAGACGGCGGCCACAGCCCCGGCCTGCTCATCGTTGAGCGAGCGGAGCACGGGAACGAAGTCGTCGGTCATGCCGGGGACCTGATCCCACTCGGCAACCTTGGCGGCAGCCTTCTCGATGTCGGCGGTCTCGGCGAGCGCGTCACGCTCGGCGGCAGCCTTCTCGAAGTGGGCGGTCATGTCAGTAAGTGCCTTCCGCAGATCGCCAAGCTCCTTCGCCAACGCTTCGTCAGCGGCCGGAGCCTCAGCGACTGGGTCAGCCTCGTGGATGTCTTCCACGGGTTCCTCCTGGTCGGTGATTAGGTCGGCGAACGCGTCGGAGATTGGGTCGTCACTTTTCATGACGAGCCAGCCTTCAACGAGGGACGCAGGGTGATCCACACCTGATACCTCGTTGAGTTCTAGGTCCACAAGCTGATGCGTCTGCACAGGGCTCAGTGTAAACGTGCTTGTGGCGCGTGTCAGTAGGGGGCTGAAAACGAGTGCGACCCCAGCCGCTCAGGCTGGGGTCGCTCGCTAACGCTGAGGGGGAATAGGCGTTAGGCGCTCAGTGGGGCCGTTGAGCGGTCGCGTCGGCGGGGTAGACGATCGCCGCGCTGTCAGTTGGGTCGATTGTGACGGTCTTCGTCAGATCAGCACGATCCGACGCAGAGCCTCCCGTAGCCGTTCGGCCTCGCAGCGATACCCGACACAATCCTGCTCGAGATCGACCACATGCTCCTGTAGCCGTTCAATGGTGGCTGCGGCCCAGAACAGTTGCGATCTCGTGCGGGAGTCCGTCAGATTGTGCTGAGCCGATTCGACCAGTGCCTCGGGGGTGAAGTAGTCGGGTGTCGGGGTGTCAGTCATCGGTCGGCTCCTCGGTAGCGGCGGCGAGGTACTCAGCATTGCGCTCACGTATCGACGACATCCCGGTCATCCGAAACGCTGCCTTTTCCCACCGCTCCCACCGCTCCTGTAGCCGCTCGATCTCCGCCTGTAGCCGTTCGATCTCGTCGGCGGCAAAGCGTAGGGCGTTGCCGACGGGTTCGCCTGAACGACTGTCGAGGTCGGCAATCGCCCGCATGTCGTCGGGTGTCGGGGTGTCAGCGCTCATCGGGCGACCTCACCGGTGAGGGCGAGCTTCCGGGTGTTCGAGATGAACCCGTCGAGGCGGTACTCGTTCTCGACGGTGGTCACGATGACCCAGTGGGCGGTGATCTCGATGGCCTTCACCGTGCGGCGGACGGTAGCGCCGAACCCGGCGGGGAAGCTGTATACCTGGCCGGTGATGAGTTCGGTGTTCGGGGTAGTGGTGGTGTTCGGTGTGGTGTTCATGAAGATCACTCTAATCACACCTGCGCGTAGTTGTCAACTACTTCCTGACTGGGTTGATCGGCGCGATCCAGCCATCAGCGAACTGGTAGCGGAACGGGTCCTCAACAGTCCCGGCCCCGACTCGGGCAGGCGGCTCGCTGATCGTGGGGACGACGCGGGTCTTGCATCGACAGTTGGGA